TGGCGACGTTCTACATGTCCGCAAAGGAGGAAAGGATCCTCCCTGTGGGAGACGACGGCGCAGATCCGGTGCTCTCGGCGCATGTCGAGGCCACGCAGGCGGTAATGACCGAGCGCGGCTGGAAAATCAGCCGCCAACGCCTGCAGCGCATCGACGGATGCGTGGCCTCCGCCATGGCCGTGTGGCGCGCAGAGCGCGCGCCAAAGCCAGCGGACTACGTGCTCGCCTGGGACGACATCTGATGCAGGCGGCCGTGCTCGGCTACGGCCGCTGGGGCAGGGTGGTGGCCGGCAAGCTCGCCGCCATGCCGGAGGCCGACCTCGTTGCCGTGGTCGATCCCGACATGGGCGCGCGTGCGGTCGCGCATGACCAGCTGGGCGTGGCCGTGTACGACACGCTCGAGTCGATGTATGAGGAGCAGCAGCCGCACATGGCATGCATCACCACGCCGCCGCAGCTGCACGCGCTCCACGCGCTCGAGTGCATGTCCCATGACTCGCATGTGTGGGTGACCAAGCCAATGGCGATGACCGTGGGCGACTGCGAGGCGATCATCGCCGGCGCACACGCGGCCAAGCGCATGGTGGCCGTTGACCACACGCTGCTGTGGGAGCCAGCGGTGGTGACCGCCGGGCAGATGGTCGAGCGCGGTGAGCTCGGTCGCCTGCTCGAAATCCACACGACTCGCCGGCAGCCGGGCCCGGCCCGGCCGGAAGGCGCGATCTACGACCTGCTGCCGCACGACATCGCCGTGGCATTGCGGATCGCAACCGGAGACAGCGACGAGGTGCCCGGCGCAACGCTCTGGGCTGATCAGCGCAGCGCGTATAACCGCGTGATCGAGGCGCGCGCGATCATCGACCTGGACGAGGGCCCGGTGATTACCTGCGAGGCGCACAGCTTGTGGCCCGAGCGCCGGCGCGAGGCGTGGATCATCGGTGATGAGGGCGCGCTGCACATCTCCGACCGCGGCCTGCGCGTGCACGACACGCTCCGCACCGGAGAGCCAGGCGTGCGCATCCAGGGAATTCCGATGCCGGTTGAGATTCGCCGATGGGACGCGCTCGAGGCGCAGCTGGCGGACGTTATCCGGTGGTTCTCGGCCGGCAGCTGGGATACCGAGCACCGTGCCACCGGATTCCACGCCATTGGCGTTGTGACCATGCTCGAGCAGGCGTCCAATGTGGCCGATCAGCACGAGTCGCAGCAGGTCGCAGCGTGAAGCCGCTGCTGGTGGTGCTCAACCCGCGCGACATCAAGGAGTGCAAGGAGAGCATACGCCAGCTCGACTGCGATCAGCTGTGGGCGAGCTACATGACCGAGGCCGAGGCCGCACGCAGGATCAACGAGGCGGTGGCCGAGAATCCGACATACGACGCCATAGGCATCGTGGCCGACGACTGCATCGTGTCGCAGGAGGCGCTCGATGCGGTGTTGGACGACCTCGAGGAGGCCGACGCCGTGACCGGATGGTGCCGGCTAGATGAGACGCACCCGCTGGCGAACGTGACCAAGGGCCCCATGAAGCTGCGCCACCCTGGCATCGACTCCTACGGGCCCTGGTATCAGGCACGCGAGCTGCTCGACCGCAGCGGCGAGCGTGTTGCGACAGGGTTTATGGGCTTCGCGCTGACGTTCCTGACGCGCGAGCTGTGGGATCGCTTCCCGATGCAGCCAATCGCAGCTGACGGCAAGGGATTCGCCTCCGACTTCTCTCTGTCGCTGCGTCTGCAGGATGCCGGCGTGCCGATGTGGGTGACCTGTTGTTCAGAGGTCACCCATGTCAAGGAAAGATGGGGCTGGAATTGGACTCCCGACACAGATCCGCGCAAGAGGCTGCTGATCGGAGAGCGTGAGCCGAGCATCCGCTACTCGTGGTGGTGCGATCCGTGAGCGAGCCGCGAATCCATGGCCTGATGGCGTGGTACGACGAGTCACCGTCGTTCCTGGCGGCGGCTGTGGCGTCGTTCGCGCCGGTCTGCGACACGATCACGGCTGTTGACGGTGCGTACGCGCTGTTCCCTGACGCGCGCCCACGGTCGTTACCGATACAGGCGCAGGTCATCCAAGACACCTGCGACGCGCTCGGAATCGGATGCACGATCCACCGGCCCGCTGAGCCGTGGTTTGGCAATGAGGTTGAGAAGCGCACGGCGCTCTTTCGCCTGGGTGCAGCCGTAGCCGAGGCGCACCGCGATTGGTTCTGGGTGTTCGACGCTGACTGTGTGCTCAGCGAATACCCATCCGACCTGCGCGCGCAGCTGGCCGAGTGCCCGGTGCCGGCGGCAGAGGTCGTGCTGTGGGAGCGGCGCGATTACATCGGCGACCACCCTGAGGCCTCGCGCGAGATGTCTTTCCCGACCGCAACCGCCGCGCGCATGCGGATGCTGTTCAAGGCGCATGAGCGCATGCAGGCAGTCGGTGCGCACTACATCTACGGCGGATTCGATGTCCATGGGGATTGGAAGTATCTGTGGGGGCCGCGGCGGATCGGTACATGCGAGGCAGTCACGTTCGAGAGCGTGCGCGTCGAGCATCGCTCGATCTGGCGCGATAAGTACCGACGCGAGGCGGCGCAGACGTACTACGAGACGAGGAACGAGCTGGGCGTCGAGCGACTGACCTCCGATGACGGCACCGGCCATCTGGTCGTGGAGGCCAAGGGCTGATGCTGTGGTGGCGGAGGAAGCGCCTGGCGCGAGTGCACCTGACTGGTGACGAGCCGAGCCTCGAGGGCGTCTACATGGGCCGCGTCGGCCGCAAGCACTACCGCCTCGAGGGCGCATCGCTCATCGAGTCGTCGGATTCGAGCGTCGAGCTCGAGGGATACCAGCTGATCCCGGTCGAGCGCGTGGCCTTCATCCAGGTGCTCGACGGATGATCGTCCGCACCCGCCATGCCGGCGCACGCCAGGTGCGCTCAAGCGCGACCTACGGATCGAGCGCCATCCCGATGCCCGGCTCCGGCTACCGCTCATTCGCCGGCAACCGCGTGTCGGTCAGCTCCGCCATGGGCCTTCCGGCCGTGAGCGCCGCGGTGCGCATCGTGTCCGAGACGATCGGCGCGCTGCCGGTCATGGTCCGCGACGGTAACCGCCGCGCCACGCAGAGCCCGCAATACCAGCTGCTCCACGACAGGCCGAACGAGCTGCCGCAGTCGCCGTTTGACTTCATCACGCAGATTGCCATGAGCATTGAGACGCAGGGCAACGCCTTCGTTCAGATGATCAGGTCCGGCAACCGCGTCACCGAGCTCTATGTGGTGGATCCGGACATGGTGCGCGTGCGGCGCGATTCGGACACCGGCGACAAGCGATTCGACGTGTTTATGGAAGGCGAGCGCGTCATGGATCTGACCGCCGCCGACATCATTCACATTCCCGGTTTCGCTCCCGCCGGCAGCATCGTGGGCTTCTCTCCGATTCAGATGCACCGTCACGCGCTGGGCAACAACCTCGCAATGCAAGAGTTCCTCGGCCGCTATTGGAGCAACGACGCCTCGCCTGGCCTCGTTATCAAGGTGCCCGGAACGGTCGGAGGTCAGCAGGCAAAGCAGATCCTCGAGACATGGGCAGCGAATCACGGCAACGGCGTGCACAACGCGCACAAGCCCGCGGTGCTGGCCGGCGGAGCCGAGCTCGAGAAAATCCCGATCAACATGCGCGACGCGGCCTACATCGAGGCGGCACGCATGGGCATCGAGGACATCGCCAACATCTACCGGATCCCCAAGCACATGCTGGGAGTCGGCGAGCCTGTCGGCAACACCGCCGAGCAGGAGATGATCCGCTTCTACCAGACCTCGCTCCTGCCGCGTATCCGCCGCATCGAGCAGGGATTCAACGCATCCGCGCTGTTCGAGGGCACCGCTCTCAAGCCGGAATTTCTCATCGACGGACTGCTGCGCGCAGACGCCGAGACTCGCTACAACAACGCGCTCAAGGCACGCCAGGGAGGCATCCTCACCGCGAATGAGCTCAGGGCCCTCGAGGGCTATCCGCCGCTTCCCGGCGGTGATGAGCTGCAGATGACGCCTGTCGGCGGCGCACCGAACGCACCAGGAGGTGCCGATGCCGCTGCGTGAGTGCTCTGACGGCGACATGCCGGGCGTCAAGTGGGGCGACGCCGGTGCCTGCTACGCCTACACGCCAGGCGATGAGGAGTCGCGCAAGGATGCCGTGCGCAAGGCGCTCGCGCAGGCCATCGCCATGGGTGACCTCGGCAACGACCGGATGCTGCGCGCAGATGCAGAGACGCGCGCGGTCGAGCTGGTGCCGACGCAGCAGATCGCCGATGAGGCGACCAAGGGCCTGCGCCTCTATGAGGAGGGCAAGGGTGGCGACGGCCTCGTGGACGCCACGATCGCCGATGCGCGCAAGATGGCGGCCCGCGAGGCGCTCTCTGAGGACAAGGTGCGCCAGATGCCGGGATGGTTCGCCCGCCACGAGGCCAGCCGCACCGATGGCTGGGACACGCCGGGCGAGGAGACTCCCGGCTACGTCGCCTGGCTGCTGTGGGGCGGCGATGCCGGCCGCGCGTGGGCAGAGCGCAAGGTCGAGCAGATGGATTCGGAGGAGGAGCGCAGCGTGCCCGAGCTGCGTGACGACGACGCCGAGTGGATGACGCCGCGCCAGAAGGTGCTCTACGACAAGCTCGAGAGCATCGCCGAGGTGTTCGGGCCGTGGGATCCGAGTACCGGACCTGACGGCGCGCACTACATGGCTCCGGAGGACAACCCGTTCCGCGAGTCCGGCCTGATCTGCGCCAATTGCGCCTTCTACAAGGGCGGCGGAGGCTGCGAGATCCTGAGCCAGTCCGTCGCGCCGGAGGGCGTGTGCCGGTTCTGGATCGTGCCGGCCGACCCTGCTGCCGCAGCGGCCGATGAGGCGCAGGACGCCGCTGAGGACATGGCCGAGGACATGCTCGAGGGCGCTGACATGGCACAGCGCGAGATCGCGTACCACGGCCGCCGCGCGGAGTGGCGCGAGAGCGGTGCCGGCAAGCAGTACCGCACCGTCGCCGGCTACGCCGTTGTCTGGGATGCGGTCAGCCTCGACCTGGGCGGGTTCAAGGAGACGTTCACCCGCGGCGCATTCACCGATGCGCTCGCCAAGGATCCCGACATCCGCCTGCTCTACAACCACGACAGCGCCTACGTGCTCGCCCGCTCGAGCAACGGCAGCCTCGAGGTCGAAGAGGACGAGGTGGGCCTGCGCGTGTGGGCCCGCGTGGACATGAACGATCCGCATGTGCGGATGCTCGCCAGCAAGCTTGAGAACGGCACCGTTGATCAGATGTCGTTCGCATTCACCACCTCGCCGGACGGCGATGAGTGGTCGTACGAGGGCGACCAGCCGATGCGCACGGTGCGCAAGGTCGATGAGCTGTTCGAGGTGAGTGCGGTCGCCATGCCCGCTTACGAGTCCACCCGCGTTGGGATACTCGAGCGAGCAGTCAGTCAGGGTCGCGTGCCGAGTGCACGGGCCTCCCGCGTCGCGCCGGCCGATCCGGCGGGCGTTTCGTCGCAGGTCGATGACCTGGGCCGGGACACCGAGGATCAGTCAACGAGAGCCGCAACCGCCAAGTGGCGAGCTCGGCTCGAGCGAAAGCGTAAGGAGGCCCAGCATGGGCGACAAGATCATCGAGGCGCGCGAGGCCCACGCCGCGGCGCTTGACGAGTTCGAGGCTGCGGTCGAGGCCGTGGCTCTGGCTGAGGGGGATGACCTCCCGGCCGCAGAGGAGCGTGCTTCCAAGGCTGAGGCCGAGGTGGAGCGTCGTTCCGCCATCATCGAGAAGCTCGAGAAGGTCGCCGAGGCCCGCAAGGCCACGCCGGTGATCGTCCCGCCGGCCGAGAAGGCCGAGCGCGAGCTGCCGTCCGTGTCGGTGACCCGCGATGAGCCGGTCTACCGTCCCGACGTGCGCGCGTCGTTCTACCGCGACCTGGTGTACCGCGACCGCGACCACAAGGCCATGGAGCGCCTGTCGCGTCACGACGCGCAGATGCGTGACATGAGCACCTCGGCCACCGCTGGCGGGAATTTCGTGCCTCCGCTGTACCTGGGCGAGCTGTACGAGGAGGTCCGTCGGAACCGACGTGTCGTGGTCAATCAGTTCCCGCGTCTGCCGCTCCCGCCTTCGGGCGACACCATCAGCATCCCGGCGTTCACGTCGGGCGGCGCGATGGGCGCGCAGCAGGAGGCCAACGCCGTTCCGGACACGGATCTGGTCAGCGCCACCACGAGCGTCTCCGTGCGGACCTACGCCGGACAGATCGACGTGTCGCGCCAGCTGCTCGACCGCGCTGAGGCCGGTGGGCAGACGATCGACACGCTCATCTTTCGTGAGCTGACGAACGCCTACGACGCCTCGCTCGAGGCGGACGTGATCAACGGCACCGCCGCTGCGTACAAGCACGTCGGTCTGTTGCAGCTGTCCAACGCCGCGTCGGTGACCTACACCGCCGGCACCGCGACGGTCGCTGAGCTGTACGCCAAGATCGTGTCGGCCATCGCCACGGTGACTGCCAATTTCAAGGAGTCGCCGGACGCGATCATCTGCCACCCCAGGCGGGCCGCGTTCCTCACCGGGAACCTGAGTGCCAACCAGCCGCTTTTCCAGATTGGCGACCTCAATCAGAGCGTGGGCACCAACGTGGCCGGCCTCGCCGGGACGATCGCCGGGATTCCGGTCTACTCGACGCCGGCCATGCCGACCAACCTTGGCACCGGCACCGATGAGGACCGGATCATCGTGGCGAACCTCTCGTCCCTGCCGTTCATGGAGGGCCCGCTCAACACCCGCGTGCACGAGGGCGTGCTCTCGGCGGATCTGGAAGTGCGCCTGCAGGTCTGGGCGTATTCGGCCCTGGCATCGACTCGTTACAACGTGTCGGGTGCCTCGCCGGTCGCCGTGATCTCGGGCACCGGGCTCAACGACACCCTCTAGGAACCTCCCTGCCTAGTGGGTGAGGAGAAGGCCCGGCCGGAAGCAGCGCCGGCCGGGCCTCACTCCACAACCGAAAGAGGATCGACCAGGTGACCAACGAGCAGCGCGCACATCAGATCAAGGCACTTATTCACGAGCGCGACGTGTTCCTCAAGCATGGGAACGCCGAGCGTGCGGCGGAGGTCACCGAGGAGCTGCGCAAGATCGGCCACGAGGCCGAGGCACCGGCCAAGCGCGCTGAGAAGCGGCCGGCCACGAGGGCCAAGAAGCCGGAGACGCGCTAGGTGGCGGCCATCGACCTCTGCAGCCTGTCTGAGGTCAGGGCCGAGCTTGAGCTCCCCCAGGCAGACACGACGCGAGATGCACTCATCGGAGCGCAAATTACCGCGCTCTCGAGGGCGATCTCGGTCCATTGCTCACGCGAGTTCAGGACGGAGAGCACCGGGTCCACAACGCGCCGCTTCCAGCTGGCCTACGGGTCCACGTTTCTCGACCTCGACCCGTATGACCTGCGCAGCGCGAGTGCGCTCACGGTCAAGCTCAATCCGGAGGAGACGGGAGGCGGAACCACGCTCACCGTCACGCGCGACTACCAGCTCACGCCGGTGCAGCCGCGCGACACGTTCATGGGCATTCGCCTCAACCCTGAGGTGAGCGGCCTGCACAACAGCGACACCGCACGCAATTTCGGCTACACGCTTGTCGATGTGACCTCTGCATCGTGGGGGTTCGCATCGGTGCCGGAGGATGTCAAGCGCGCGTGCATCGTGGCGGTGGCCGCAAACCTCGACCGCAGGCTCGATGCGTTCGGAGCAACGCAAGACCTGGTTGATCCCGATGCCGGGATCCAGCCGCTCCGCGCCGCATCGTTCGCCATCCCGACCGCATCCCTGGCGATGCTCGCGCCGTACCGGCGCGCGGTGGGTGCGTTCTAGGTGGCGACCTCAACCGCTACCGCGTTCCGCGCGGCGCTCATCAACGCTCTCGTGGCGCGCTCGAGCCTGACGGGCGTGCAGATCGGCTACGGCATGCCCGCCGGCGCGCTCGGCCGCGAGCACATGCTGCTGGGGGCTGTTGGAGGCAGCCAGGAATTCCGTGCCATCGGTGCGCAGCACAAGATGGAGGAGTACGAGCAGACGGTCCACGTCGGAGTCGTCCGAGAGGGCCAGCAGCAGCAGACCTGTGATGAGCGTGCGTTCGCGCTCATGGCAGAGCTCGAGGACACGCTCATGGACGACCTCACGGTGGGCAACACCGTGATGACGGCCGAGCTCTCGGGCTTCAACCTCGAGCCGCTCGCATCGGAGACGACCCGCGAGGCCAGGCTCACCGTGACCGTCACGGTCAAGGCACGAATCTAGGAGGCGCGAGATGGCGCATGTCATCTACGACGGCGACCACGCGGCGGTGTTCGTGCCCGTGACGCCGTACACGTACATCGAGGCAAAGAAGGGAGAGCCGGTCGAGGTCGATGACGACTTCGCCAAGAAGCTCACCGAATCGGCCTCGTGGAAGGCGGCCGGCGACAAGCCTGCCGCGTCAAAGAAGGCAAAGGCGGAGACGCCTGAGCCCGAGGCCGAGGAGGCTTAGGTATGCCAGGTGGAGGCTTGGGAAGCCAGATCGGCTTCGCACCGGAGACGACGTACGGGACGGCGGTCACTCCGACCACGTTCCTCGAGGCCCGCAGCGTCGGACTCGAGCAGACCGTCGAGCACATGATGAGCGAGGGCCTGCGTTCGGGCCTGCGCGTCCAGAGGTCCGACCGCTACGTGGTCAACCGCAAGGGCGTCAGCGGCGACATCGAGCTCGACATCACGACCAAGGAAGACAGCTCGATCAAGCAACTGCGCCAGGCAACCCTTGAGCTTGCAGCTCAGCAGCGTAATCTCATTCGCTCCGGTGCCATGGGTGCCCAGGATGTTGCCCACTCCAAGGTTATCCACGATGTCGTGGATGTCGAAGCCAAGGAGA